GCTCTAGATTAACCCAATGAGACCTCCTTCCTTAGCTAGGTTATTCACCTCGGGCTCAGCGTTCGTCAGGAGTTAGCCGACCAGTTCAACAAGGATTTGAAGACACTAACGGCAACAGAGATCCCTCCGCACAACATCAACCACCACATTATACAAACTATATGCTATTTGGATTATTTAAGTAAATATCAATGAATAACTATAGTGTATGCGGCTGTTCTATCACAACGCTTTCAAAATCATCTTGTAATGGTTTGCTTTGAAGATAGGTTTGTTCCTGCAAATCCGTGATGTCCTGTGTTTCGTCATTTCTGAAATGTCTCGTTTGATGCTGTGAAACTCTCACTGGAGATAGAAGGTACGTAGTAGCTGCGTCCCATATACTTGCCATCATCTGCCATCCACATCCATAAACCTCATATAATCCTCTTGAGTGGATAACAGTATCAAATAGTAACTTGATTAATTTAAAGATTAGCATAATTCCAAAGATACCTGAGAAAATAGAACCAAATGTTAAGAAACGTTGCCAGCTATCAGAGACGAAGTGTTCAAATGTTGATTTTAACCTTTCCTCGGTCACAAGAGAGGATAGAGCATCGAAGTTTGTTACCATTACATCATTATTCATGTAAGCGGATAAAGTTTGTGTCAGCGCTTTCCTTTCTACTGGATACATCAGTTGATTCTTTAATTTCGTTACATCTTCAGAGCTATAAATTCCATCTCTAGCTAAATTTCCTGCATCGTGATACTTCCATGTTAATTGCATGGTAGGATGCAAAGTTTTCGGAGATTTAATTTCATGTAATCCGTTTTCGAAGTCGTACCATTGACCATTTAATTTAAAGGACGGTTTCAACATCATGGTGCATAAAACAGGAGTGCCGTGCGTTTGTAAGATATGAGTTTTTGGAGCCATGTACATAATACGACCAGAACTATTAACTGGTAATTCTTGATAACAACCCTCAATTCTGGCAACGCTGACAACAACTGGCGAACATTGGATGATATGAACTGTCTCACCCATGACTAAAGCGGAGTGACCTTCTTTGCCTGTGAAAATATACGCAAACTCAACCGGATCGATTGCTGCAAGGGCTAGCTGTGTCTCAAGAGCAGCGCGTTTTGTCTCACACTGCTCTTTCACAATGACTTCATACATATTTGCCATTTCAGTCCTCATATGATTTTCTAGATGTGTAAACTTAGCATTAACATATAAGAAAATATCCATATTCTGGGGTATTATGTCGGTAGGTTTGAAATAGGTAATGCCATTTGTGATTTCCTGAATAATTAACTTCGGATGATCAGTTATTACAGTTGTTATTCCGCAAATTGTCTTTTCTCCTTTATGAATTAAGGTTGCAAGAAAGTTCACGTCATTTCTAATACTGTAGAGAATATAATCATCATGATCTCCTAGAGATGACGATACATAGACTTTATCGGCTTTTCCATAATACAGTTGCTGATACGCGGTTTCACTACAATCAGTTGATTCAACTTCATCCCAAGTCACATAACCTACAAGTGCATCTAGGCATGATCTATCTTTATATGGGCATGTTAATCCTGAGTTCGTTATCACCAGTCGATCTTCGACACGATATATTCCTTCATTATCATACAATTTCACCTCAATATTCACAGTCACTAGTGCGTTGTTGAAATTCAAATGACCTATCGTTATCTGCCCTGAAGTGCATGCGCTGTTAGCATCGATTGATCCTGCGACAGTAAAGAATTGTGTAGTGGTGGCGTTTCTTTTAAGATTATAGATGTTCTTTCCTAATATATGAAGTTCACGTGTTCTGTGTAAGTCTCTACATTCAGAAGCTGACATTGGCCACAGTGTAGTGCCCCAACCATTCTGCATTTCCGAAGCGTGTGATCCCTGACCACAGTACGTCGCATGATAGTGAATTTCAACTGCGCATTGATAGATATGAATAGGGTATACCTCGCGTTCTTGTAATACTTGAATGGTAATTGGATCGATTGTCTTTGAAACTTTGTATTCCGGACACTTGTCAACTTTCAGTAGTGAAATAGATGTATAATTTAAATCTTTCGTTGTGCATTCATAGGCGTACAGTGCGTTTGTTAATAATGGTAGTGTGAAAATTATAAGGAGAGTATACATCTTGAATTCGTTAGCTTCGCATCGACGAGTTAGCATCTCGGGTTAAAAAGT